AAATAATCATCAGTATTATTCTTTACTAACCATTCTCCATCAAATAAATAAAGATATTCTCCCCAAGAATCACTAAAAAATTCTAACAGTTCTTCAAGATTTGAAAATTCATTTATTATCAACTCATCCCCTCTATCTCTATGATATGCCATTGTAACACCATCTAATTCAACATCTTCTCCATGAATAGGATAGGTTTGAAAATGATTTTGTGTTTCAATGTCATCTCGTAAATATGATAATGCTCCAAGTTCAAGTAACTTATCTACTTTACTTTCATCAGTAAAACTTTCTACTAATGTTTGACCTACGCCTTCTGGGTATCCATCATAATGACAATAAATTGCTTTGAAAGTATCATCTGGTTGTTTTTTTGCTATATATGATCTCGTGCTCATTTTAATATTCCTTCATTTAAGTTATAGGACCTCCAATATAGATTTCCCATTTACCACTATCTATAAGTGGTTTTGCCTTTTTCCACTTCATTGTTTTTAATTCTTTACCATTTGTTATATCAACTTTTTCATTGCGTGAGTATCGTTTTTCATGATTTATTACTGGTTGTAATTGTTTTTCACAATCAAAAATTGTTTTTCCCATCAAATGATCCACTTCATGCTGTACACAAATAGATTCTAATAGTCTTAAATCATCATCTTCGGATTTCCCACTTTCCCAAGTTCCTGTACCCCCACTTTCTCCTTGGGGTCCAAAATACAACTGACTTTCATAATTATCACACTTTATAATTACATACTTATATCGTTTTGTATGAACTGATTTTTTAGGGAATGATAAACAACCCTCATAAAATGATATTTCATCCCACTGTTTTACTATTTCTGGATTAATTAATATAATAGGTTCTCTAACATTTACTATTGCAACTTGTTTATCTATTCCAACTTGATTTGCCGCTAATCCAATACCCATTCCATTTTTATTTAATATTTGAAATAATTTACCAGCAATAGTATGCCCCTCTGGGATATAATATTGATCGACAGGTAATTCTATTTCAGGGCCTGAGACTTTTCCCTCTAATGAAACTCTTTTAAGTTTTTTATTAATAATAGGATTACTTTTTGTGTAACAATTAATTATTTTTTTCATTCAAATATTAAATCTTGACAATCTTGACATGCACCTGAAATATTATATTCTTTTTTGCTTAATTTATCTCTGAATTTGAGATTAGGATTATTACAAAAGGTGCAATTATTATTTTCAATAACTTCTTTATTGTCCGTATTAAAAACATATTTAATAAATTCATCTATTTGTGATGTACGTTCCATTATATAATCCTTATTTTTATTATTTATTTATTCTCAATTTTTTAAGAGCTTTTTTATGCTTAGCTTTTTGTTTTCTTTTTATTTTTGTTGCTTTTTTGTGTTGATTAATTAATATTTTATCATTATCTTTTTGTTGAGACTTCTTTTTACGTTTAGTCGTTTTATTTATTTTAGTTGGTGAGAGCGTTCCTTTTAGCCCAGGAATCTCTTTTCCTTTATGGAATACATTACCTTTTTTATCCACAAACTCTTTCATAAAATGCCATCCTGCCGGGCGCCCTAAGGATTTCTTTTTTTTATCTTCAGGGGGACCGACTATTATTTGCACACATTTGCTACATTTAACCATAAAAGTTTCATCGCTTACTCTTTCGTATTGCCCACATAATTGACATTCCATGTATCTGATTTTATTTTTATAATAACTATTATAGACTATTTTTTGTTTCATTTGTTACTCCTTTTAATTTCATATAAGAATTTAATAATAAAAAATAAGAAATCAAATAACTTTCTCATTTTATTAAACTTGCTCTTGTTATCATAGTTTGTTTAATTCCATTATATTCCTGATGATTCTTTACTGTAGCTTTGAAATTGAATTTACTACCGATAGCATCAGCATAGTAATGTGTGAATCCATCTCCATTCTTATCATATCCCGGACATCCTGATGCGAACCAAATTATAATATTCTCATTATCATCTTTGAATTTTAATAATGTTGTTGTTCCCCAATCGCTTTCAATATAATTAGCAGAAATAACTTCTAAATTTTCAAATACCTGTCTTGCTTTAATTTCACCTATATAATCACTTACATTTGATTCTTTTTTGGTATTATTTTTCTTTTCCATTTCTCTATTATAATAAGAAATCATTGAAGCGGCATATCCGGCATATCTGGTAGGAACATTATTTGTATCAACTATTTTTTTCAAATTAAATTCATAATCAGATATCCCTTCAATATTTTTTATATAATTAATAGTTTTATCTGCTATATTTTGATCATGTTTTATCGGAGTTAATTTTTCTATTTCATCTTTATCAAAAATTCCATTAATATAACCTTCAACAACATCTGCTGTTGCCGCTTTATTTTGTTCATATGCTTTTGATTTTGACATCCAACCATAATTTCTTATAACTGAACTTGTAACACTTAAGAAACATTTTAAACCATATCCATAATCAGTAGATCCAAATGAAAACAAAAAATCTTCATCTTTATAAGAATCTATTTGAATTAAAAATCCAGTATATGTTTTTGCTAAAGCTAATCCATCAATTCCAAGAAATTTCTGAATACATTGTCTACCAACTTTCATATATTCACTATTTTTATTTTGAATTACGAATGTTTCAGTTCTATATCTATTAGTTTTACAATGATCACAATAATTATCTGAATCTCGATATTTTTTAGGAATTTCTTGGCCAGGAACCGATCTAATAAATCCGTCATTTTTATGATCTATAATTCCAATTAAAATCCATCCACCAGGAAGTTTAATTATTTCGGGACAATTAACAGATATAATATTAAAATCATGATATGATATTTTATTTTGATTTGTATCATATACTTTTGTAACTTGTATTTTTTCTATAACATTATATGTAGGAGCAACTAATTCAGCTTTATTAGCAACTTTTAACATTCTTTTAAATTTAGATTCAAACTTTTTAAATCTTGATTCAGGAATATAATACAAATTATCAGAATTATTCATTTCTTCAAGCATCTGATAGCTTGTTATCGTTCTTATTTTTAAATCCTTTATATTGTTATTTAATTTCATATATGAATTTAATATAAAAATATTAAAATAAAAAGGTTTTTTTGAGGTTCTACTTAGATTTGAACTAAGATTTCTATATACCAAGCGAATTACCATTATTCGATAGAACCATAACAGGAGGCTTTTCTCTTAAAACAAATAATAACTAAAATAGCGGCCTCCTGTTTGGCTAATATTCTTGTATTCAATATTAGTCCTATAATGCTATCTCTTGTATTATTTGTCGTTGTAACCTTACTCAGAGTCGAAATGAGATTTCTGGAGCTTCAATCCAGCGCTATACCCTTATTAGCTAAGGTTTCATTTACCCACTCCCTGACCCGCTTATTTATCACAAGCCTCACATATCTTTTTCAAAAATCAATTATTTTATGTACTTGACACCTTTTTTATATAAGGTAATTATAATAATATATATTAAAAATTTTTTAGAAAAATGAGTATTTTTTGAATTTATTTAATTATTTCTTCAAATTCTGCATCTATAATAGTTTGACCTATATATAGTTTATCACCATTTTGTAGAATAGCATCAGCAGAATATCGATTTTTTAATTCTTCAAATGTAATTTTTGTTTTAACAGACACTATTCCACAAATGGTATATAAAGTATCATCAATTGTTATAATATGCAATTAAGATATTTTAATTTTTGTAACCTTTGGTGTTTCTGGTTTAATTATAGGTATTTCAATTGATAAAATACCATCTATGAATTTAGCAGAAATTTTATGTACATTTAAACGATCACCCAATTCAAATGATCTTTTAAATGAAGACTGTTTTAATTCTTGACGATGAATTTTAGCACCTTTTATATCAAAAACATTATGTTTATTTCCTGATATAATAAGAACATTATTTTCAATGTCAATATTTAAATCATCTTTTTTAAGACCTGGTATTTCTGCTATAAGACCTATTTTATTATTCCATTCATAAATATTTACTTTAGGATATGCAGATTTTGATATAGGGTTAACTCCTACTGTTTTTACAATATCTGGGAATTGAAATTTAAATAATTCATCAAACATTGGATCAAATGCGGTTAAAAATTCATCCCTATCGAAAAAAGGGAATTTTGTATGAGGTGTAACTTTATTCATTTTATTTCTCCTGTTAGCTACTTTGTTTTAGTCAACTATTAATATCAACTCCTGAGGATATTGATATTTATTATTCTCTTCTGAGCAATAATTATTATATATAAATATAGAATTTATTAAAAAGTTAAAGATTAAATTTATTCTGATAGAATATTTCCATCAAACTTATGATCTTTATTAATTATTATTTTATTTTTATTATTAGTATTATTATTATTAGTATTATTATTTATTTTTTTAATTTATTAATAAGTATAAAGTTATTTTTGCAAACAAGGTGTTTTTCTCAACTTTTTTTATTTTTTTTATATTTTGTAAAAATTTATATTTATATACGAAACAATATCGGTTATAATATTTAATAATAAAATTCAAACAATCATGAGTAATAATAATAAAAAAACAGAAATTTTCGAAGGTAAAACATTTGAAGATTTAACAAAAGATATATATACAAATTCTAGAATTAAGAAGAAACAACTAAATACTTTGATTAGAGAAATACACGATTATATAAAAACTATAAATGATGTAGTAGTAATAGCTCCGGTGATTAAAGAATTATATGATGTGTCAATAAAAAATGATGAACATTTAGTAAAATTAGCTTCAGTATTACAAAGAATTATTACAGGATCAAGTAATCAATCAGATGATGATGGTTTTGGATTAACTGAAAAAGAAAAGGAAGAATTAATGCATACTTTTAAAGAGACTGCACAAGAAGTTCAAAATGAACAAGATAAAATAAATGAAATTAAAGATACAACTACAGAACTACTTACAAGAAATTAATAATCATGGGCTCTACATTTGTTACATTAAATAAATTAAAATCAGATACAAAATCATTATTCGGTGATAATAGACCACATCAAGTGTGGTTTCAGTTTGTGCCTGGAATAGTTACTGCAGTGACTACTAGTGAAGAGTCTGGTGCATTTGATGGTAATATGAGAAAAATAAATAGCATTATAGCAACATCTCATTATGATAAACAAGTAAAAAGAGTAGGTTTAAATAGTGAACGTAATAGATATTATCCTTTATTAAGGGGTATAGTTGATGTACCAACTGTAGGAGATCCTGTATTATTATGTACATTTGCAGGAATTCAATATTATCTTGGACCTTTAAATACTGAAAATAATCCAAATTTTAATGTAGATAATATTTCATTAACATCAAAACTTAGAACATTTTTTGATAAAAACCCTGATGAAAGAGATGTTATTGGATTATCAAAAAATTTTATGAAATTATCTCATTTACCTCGATTACAAAAAAAATATATAAAATCATTAGATGACCCGAGAGATGATAAACCAACATATAATGATATAGCAGGTGATATAATCTATGAAGGCAGACATGGTAATAGTATAAGAATAGGAAGTCGTGATGTAAATCCTTATATAATGTTATCAAATGGTAGAGGATTAAATAGAACTACAGAGAGTATACTAGATGGTACTATTTTTGCAATGATAGAAAAAGGTTCTATAAATGAGCATTTTTCACCTGATGAATCTATATTATATACTATGTCATCAGATAGAATTGAGAATCCAAAAGTATTAATGTCTAATTTAGTATCAATAGTAAATAATGACGAAAATTCAACTGACTTAATATATAAATATAATACTCCACAATCATTTTTAATTTCAGATAGAATAATAATTGATGCAAAAAAAGATAGTATTTTTCTATCATCTTTTCAAAATATACATATAGGTGCTGGAAGAAATTTAACTATTTCAACAAATAAAGACACAATATTTGAATCCCCGAATATTTATTTAGGAAAAGATGCTAAAATTGAAAATGATAAAGATGAAGGGCAAGGTTTGTTGTTGGGAGAAAATCTTAGAGCATTATTAGAACAATTAGTAGATATTTTAATTAATGTAAACGGACATTGCCAGGGTGTACCTCTACCCTTAGGTCATAAAATGGGACAACCGGGGTCACTTATAATTGAGCTTCAAAAAATAAAAAAAGCTTTAACAAAAGATGCGAATTCAATTATAAGTACAAAACACTTTGTTGAAAGTGAAAATAAAAAATACCGTTCGGTATAATAAAGTTATAGGAGAGTTATTATGAAAAAGAAAGAGTTTAGATTATTAATAAGAGAAATTGTTAGAGAAGAAGTTGATCTAGCATTAAATAGATTAATGAAAGTAAAAAATAAATCTGTCAAAACAAAAACAGTGCAAAAAAAGACACCCGTTGTAGAACATACATATTCTAATAATAATGTATTAAATGATATTTTAAAACAGACAGCGGCTACAGAAGAATGGCATGAAACACAAGATCCAGCACAAGCAGCTCTTAGTATGAATTCTATCTTACAAGAATCATATTCAGGTTTAATGGGTGAAGATACCGTACAACATTCTGGAGAAGAAATGGTAGAGTCTATGGGTATAAATCCAGATGCAGTGCCAGAATATATAACAAAAGCACTTAGTAAAGATTATACAAAAAAATTAGATAATATGAAAAAAGCTGCGGAAAAAACGAGGCCAAAATAATGGGATTAAGAAAAGATATTAAAGACGCATTTCTAAAATCTTCAGGGGCAGATAAATTTTCTGAAGATGATACAGGGAATATAGATGAACTAGCAAAAGATTTAACAGCTGCCATTGAAAAATATATTAAAACTCAAAAATTTAATATTGTTGATATGGAAGCAGATGTTAAACTTGATAAACTTCAAATATTAACACCGATAACTGTTAATACTTCAACTTTGATACCAATAGGTCCAACGACAGGTGGAAGCATTCTTCCAGGAGCTAAATTATTAGGAACAGCTTTAATTAATCCACAAACATTGAATGACAACGTTCAAATAATAGCAACAGGAAAGGCTTATTTAGGGCAATCAGCTAAGAAAATGAAAGGAAGTAGAAAAACTGATAAGTTTAATAAATATGCTATAGTTCGATTAAATCCTGATAGTAAACAAGGAATAAGATAATTTATGGCTATACGAGATATAACAAAAAAACCATTTATTCAAGATAGAGATGAAAATATATTTGTTGGAATAGATTATCCATTTCATAGATCTGATGGTATAGAAGGATGGTTTGCATCTACTGATACAACGATAAAATCAGTAAAAAATAATGTTAAAATGTTGTTAAGTACAACAAGGGGTGAAAGATTATTACAACCAAGTTTAGGTATTAATTTTCAAAGATTTTTATTTGAACCTTTTACATCTAATACAAGAATTGAAATTGAGAATGAAATAGTAGACACATTTAGTACTTGGCTACCATTTGTTGAAATACAAGATATACAAATTGATGTAGCTGGAGAAGATACGATAGGGAGAGCAAAAATAAAAGTTTCAATAACATTTAATATCACAAAAGATCCTAATAGTTTAGAATCAGTAAGTGTAGTAGTTGGAGAATAATAGTGCCGTATAGTAATAAAGATTTTTCTGATACAAATATAAATTATATTAATAAAGATTTCAGAAGTTTAAAAAACACATTAATAGAATATGCTAAAACATATTTTCCGAATACATATAAAGATTTTAATGAAACTTCTCCCGGGATGATGTTAATTGAGATGGCAGCATATGTTGGTGATGTCCAATCTTTTTATATAGATCAACAATATCGAGAAATGATGTTGCCTTTGGCAGAAGAAAGAAAAAATGTTATAAATATCGCAAAGATGTTAGGTTACAGAACAAAACCTATTATTCCTGCATATGTAGATATTACTGTAAAACAAACTGTTGATGTTATCTCTGGTAATACACCATTACCAGATTATTCTCAAGCTGTGATAATTGACAAAGGAATGAGAATAACATCAACTATTGATTCAGACATAATTTTTGAAACATTAGATGTTGTTGATTTTACAGCCAGTGGTTCAGCTGATATAGCGCCGGAAGATACAGCAACAGATGAAAATAATTTAACATCTGAGTATACTCTTACTAGACAGATAAGAGCTATATCAGGAGAAACAAAAACAAAAACTTTTATAGTTGAAAGCCCATCAAAATTTTTAACTTTAACTTTACCAGAAACAAATGTTATTGAAATAATAAATGTTGTTGATTCGAATAATAATAAATGGTATGAAGTAGATTATTTAGCTCAGGATAAAGTACCGATTGAAACTCATTTTACAGATGATAGTGACAGAAGTACTGCATATTCAAAAATTCAGTCTGATACCACTACAATATCAGTATCAGCCCCATATACTTTAGAATTTATAAAAACAAATAAAAGATTTATTATTGATGTAAATGAAAATGATACAACTTCACTTATTTTTGGGAATGGTGTAATGAGAAGTGGCCAGACACAAGAGTCATTATTTTTACAGACAAGACAGATTGGTATAAATATTCCAGGATCAAACCAAAATTTAGTTGCATCATTAGATCCTTTATTGGGAGATGAATATTCATTATTAGGTGAAGCTCCTGCACATACAACTCTTACTGTTACTTATAGAATTGGGGGAGGTATTAATTCTAATGTACCAGTAGGTGATCTTACAACAATAAATGTTATTAGTTCATTAAATAATAAAAGCACATCAAATGTTACAGTTACAAATGATAACCCTGCTAGAGGTGGTTCAAATCAAGAAACTGTTAATGAAATACGGCATAGAGCAAGTGCTTTTTTTACAACACAAAATAGATGTGTAACAAAACAAGATTATGAAATTAGATGTATGAATATGTCAGCGAAATTTGGAAATATTGCTAAAGTATATGTCGCAAAATCAAATCTTTTTTCTACATTAAAAACAAAAATAGATTTAGCATATAATAATGTTATACAAAATTCGATCGAAGATGGGTTTATACCAGTTGAAAATTTAACTACATATAATAATATTTTACAAGATATATTAATGGATATTAAAGACGGTGAGCTTCCTACTATTGATATTTATACTTTGTCATATAATAATACTAAAGAATTAGTAGAAACCCCAACAGATCCAATAGGTATAAATTTAAAAAATTATTTAAGTCAATTTAGATTATTAACAGATAGTATATCACTTAAAGCAGGATATGTTATTAATTTTGGAATAATATTTGATGTATTTGCTCATAAACACGCTAATAAACAAGATGTTAAATTAAGATGTATCCAAAAAATAATTGATTATTTTAATGTAGACAAAATGCAATTTAGACAACCAATACATATAAGTCAATTAGAATATGAATTAATGTCAGTAGATGGAGTTAGATCTGTTAATTATGTATGTATAACTCAAGGGCCTAATTGGAAAGTTAGCCCTACTATTGCGGCAGCATTCGATCCCCCATTATGGCTTAAAATATGGGATCCTATCGGCGGAACAAATCAACAAGGTTCGTGGACAGAAACTGGAACAGCAGGTTATGGTTATTATTTTGATTTCGAATCTGCTCATGATAGTGGTATAATTAAACCTCCAATAACACCAGCTATTTTTGAATTGAAAAATCCAAAGTTAAATGTGAAAGGAAGAGTACATTAATGATTTATTCTATTTATAGTACAACAGATTCATGGCTTTCAAGTGGTTCAAGTCATATTGATGGAACATCATTTAAAGATCAAAATTTTGGTCAAGATGAAATTCTTGAATTGAAAAAAGTTTTTTGGAATAGAGCTTTTGATTATCAAACAAGAGTATTATTATCATTTAAAGGAACTGAATTTACAAATGTTTCACAGTCTATTGTAAACGGAGAAATAACAAGTCCCAAATTTTATTTAAGACTATATGAAGCAGATGGGGTACAAGAATTATCAACTGAATATAAAATAGCTGCATTTCCTGTATCTCAATCTTGGGATGAAGGGATTGGAAAATTTGGTGATGACCCCAAAGTAACAAACGGTGTTAGTTGGGAAAATATAAATTATTATCCAGGTAACAATGAAGTAACTTGGTCAGCAACAGGTGGTACATCTAGACATGGCGGTCATTATATAAGTGGTAGTGAATATGAAGCATCTCAATCATTTTCATATGAATCGCCAGATGTTAATATGGATGTAACCGATATTGTAAATTATTGGTTGAAAAGCGGATCAAATACTAACAATGGTTTTCTTTTAAGATTTAGTGGAAGTCAGGAAACTGATAATACTACATTTGGACAATTAAAATTCTTTTCTTCTCAAACCAATACAATATATTCTCCAAAACTTGAAGTTAGATGGGATGATCACAAACCGTGTACAGGAAGTAATACTGGAAGTTTATTACCGATGACAGCAAGTGGAGAAGTTGATTATACTCTTTATATGAAGGGGTTAAAAGAAAGCTATAAAGAAAATGATAAAATTAAATTTAGAGTGATGCCACGAAAAAGATATATTCAAAAAACCTTTTCAACATCAGTTCAAACTGTAACAGGTTCATTTATACCAGAAGGAAGTGGATCATATTCTATTATAGATTTGGCTACAGGAGAAACAGTTGTTCCCTTTAGTGCATACACATCAATGAGTTGTGATCCTACTAGTAATTATTTTGTACAATGGATGAACGGTTTTTATCCTCACAGAGCATATAAAATTGTTTACAAAATAAAGTATAATGATAATCAAGAAATATTATATGATAATGATTTTGAATTTAAAATTAGGCCATAATAATTATGATTCATATAACAAAAGAAGATATTGCAAATAGAATATCAGAATTACTTATAGAAAACTTTAATGAGATATCTACATATTTTGGTGGGGTTGATTTAGCACATTTTCAAAAAACTGTTAGATCAGGTGAAATACAAACTGGAAGAACTGAAGATGAAACAATTGTTGTACATGAAAGTAATATTAAATCAAATGAAACTATAGTAAAATTAATAGATACAATATATGGTTTTCTACATCCATCAGGGCAATTATCAGATTCATTATTGACTTTAGATGATATAATATTAACAAGTTCATCAAATGAAAGTACTGGCGGTGGCGCAGCTTTTACATTTATTATAAATACTCCGGCTGGGAATAATAGAATTCCAATTACCAGTGCATTATTTGATAGTCTTAATCAATTTATAGGTATTCAAAAAAGACGAGTTATTGTTGATCCTAAAAAAGCAAAACAATTACTTGATACTAATATTTATGAATTATTACCGCCCGTAACAACTCGTCAACAACAAATTAATAAATTTTTTTCTGAATATAATAATCTTAAACCTCCATCACCTCGTGAATTAAATATTTTATTAGATAAAGATGAAGATACTTTTACTGAAACTTTTGATAAAATATTAGCAGCAGATTATTCTGCACAATATGATATTTCTAATGCATTTGAGAATGGATTAACGAATGATAAATATATTACATGGCTTAAAAAGGATGAAAATAATAAAAATGAAAATAAAAGTTTAGAATGGTTATATAAAGATTTACAAGAAAATTATTTTCTTCAAAAAGAAATTAGTGTTGATGCTTTAGATGATAGACCAGAATATGAATCTAAATCTGAAGGATATTTAAAAATTAGAAATTTTAATC